ACAGCACTGCGCCTACCAATCCGCGACTATGTAATCCAGCCCCAAGGCGATGTCCCCACCTGGCAGACGCGCATCCAATCCGTAACCGCAGCTGAAACTATCGCAGATGTCACCAATGGCATAAACGTAGAGCTGCGCTACTCCAAGCGCCCAGAAGACGACACCGATTTCAGCCCAACAACCTATTACAGACCAGCCGACGTCGTCCGCAGAGAAGACAAGCACTGGTTTGCCAACACTGATAACTACGGCCCCTGGGACGATAAGAACTGGGACGAAACCTACGTCCACATGGAAGAGTCCTACGACCCAGAGGGCTACTACCTTAATGCCCAGCCCATCCTCACCTTCAACTCCGACAAAGACGGAAACGAGGACAGCACAACCCTGGGCAACAGCTTCTCCGACCCAATAACAGAAGCCCAACTCGTCTCCGGTGTTGACTACATCGCACTTGACCAACTCCTCCAAAACCTCGACGTTGACGCAGCCACAGCAGCCGCCTACTTAGCTCCCCAGGCAGAAGACTCCAGAGACCTAGACCTAAGCAGTAACTCCTGGGACGTTGAGTTCCGCCGCCCCACCACCATCCGTTTATTTGGGCACGCCTTTGAATGGGCCGGATACAGCAACTATTCCAAAGCTTTACCCCAATATCAAGGCGACCTCAGTAAAACGAACCAGTTCACCTACTACTTCACCAACAAAGATGGCGGCAAGGTCTACGGCTCCGGCTTCAACCAAGAGGGCTTGACCGTCAGCCCCCGTGGTCTGGAGGACATCACCACCGGTGAAATCCTCGGCATAGAGGACATCGGCAACCCCAACCGCCCAATCGACATCCCCGAAATTGAATTCGTGTGGAACCGCGTTGGAAGCACCCTCCTACCCACCAACCCCGGCGACGAAGTCAACATCACAGCTCCCGGTGGAGCGGTCAACATCCAATTAAACAACGACGGTTCCGGTGTATTCACCGCCAAGGTGCAATCTGCTTCGACGGTTGATGCTGACCCCGGCCAAACATTGGTAACAAAAGACTTTATTACTGGCACGGGCAAAGAAGGAGACATCGGATTCTGGACCCGCGAAGGCACTGATTTATACCCAGTCAACGGCAACACTGATTCAATCAAGATTGGGGGTGTGCTTCCTGGTGCGCCTAACATCACGCTGAATGGCCTTGATGGCTCGGCTGAGTTTGCTGATATTGTAACAATTAACAATGCAGCACCTGTTGCAGCAATCACTCAAAGCAACTGCTCCATAGCTTTAGTTTCAGCAGTCACTACAGGGAGCGATCAACAGTCAACACTATACTTTCGTCCGCTTAATGCTAGTGGAAATGGTAGCCCCGCAGCTATTTCTGCAATTGGAAGCGGCAACACTAATTCAAATTTAGGCTTTTATACTAATCCTGCTAGTACCTACACTCAGACACCTACTGAGAGGATGCGTCTTGACTCCAGTGGAGACCTTCTTATCGGCGGCACCCTACCCTCCGCCCCGAACATCACGCTAAATGCGGACGGCACTTCTTCTCTTAACGGAAGATGCACCATAGGAACTAATACATTAAACAACTACGGAATCTCCGTTTATAACAATACTTCAGGCTCTACATCTTCCGTATATGCAAACAACTCAGGTACAGGAAGACTTTTTGACGTTCGTAGTAGCAACATCCCAAAATTTGTTGTTGATGGAGATGGAAACACTTATATCGGTGGCAACCCTAGTATCAATCCACCTGAACACACCATCGAGCTGAATGCGGACGGTTCTATGGAATGTAAGGGAGTGGGGGTTAATATGTTTAACTCACTTGACGGCACTCGCGGACTAGCTATCTCTGCGCTTACTGGACCTAGCTCAAACACTGGTCGGGCTGTTGTTAAATTAGACGCTCAAGCGCCAACTTATGACGGAAGGATAGATTTAGCAGTAGCAGGCACCGTTATTGCAGATGTTGATGCAAACGGATTCAAAGTTGGCGGAACCTTACCCTCAGCGCCGAACATCTCGCTGAATGCGAGTGGGTCGGGTGACTTTACTGGTAATTTGACATCAGGCGATACAAACATAGCATCAAGCACCACTACAGGTGTCCAACTTAACAAATTGGGGAACGTTTTAGTTCAACGTATGGGAACCGCGACCAGCAGTGACGTTTACTTTTCCGGATACAGCGGATCTACTCGGACCATACGATTTAACGGGGATGGCAGCGGACAGCTAGCAGGTGGATTGTCCATTGGCGGTCCAACCCAATCGCCCTATTCACCAACCATCACGCTGAATGCGGACGGAAAGATAACAGCCACTGCTGTTAATGGCGCTCTTGCTCACAACCTTGGAAGAGACATAGCGGTGCAAGACTCTAATTCTATTGTCTTTTTCACTATCACCGGTCAAGCCAACGCAGCTGCAAGAATTACATCCACAGGAAAGTTTGGATCACGAACAGGGACATCTAATAACTACGAGTGGCTAACTGGAGCATCAGTAAGCAATGATAACTATGAAATCAAAAACAGAAACGGAGTTGGCGTAAAGATCGTTGATGGAGGCAATACTTGGATTTCTTTGTCTGACGAAAGATTAAAGACTGACCTTGTAAACATCGAGGACGGACTAAACAAAGTAAGTACTTTGCGATCAGTAACTGGTCGCTATCTTACCGATGAGGAAGGTGTATCACGTTCATTTTTGATTGCACAAGACGTAGAAGCAGTTCTTCCTAGCGCAGTTGTAGAGGATAACGAGGGCCTAAACCTTTCCTACGAAGCAGTAATTCCGCTATTAGTATCTGCTTTAAAAGATGCCAAAGACCGCATCGAAGCACTAGAAGTAGAAGTCAACGCCCTCAAAGGCGCTTAAACTAACCTCAACATCTTTTTGTCATGCCTTTTTCAATCAACCAGATGGTCGTTGACGGCGCTCAAAACGTCGTTGCCCTTAACTGGGCTTATTCCAACGAAGATGGGACGCTATCTAATCAGCACAAACTTGCAGAGCCATACGGCTCAACTCCCCTCGCAAGCGTCACCGAAGCCACTGCTACCAGCTGGCTGGAAGAGCAACTGGGTAACACCGCCGAAGAGTTCGACGTAGCAATCGCCAAGCGCAAACAAGAAGCTGCTTACGGTGAAACCTTGGTTTCATACGTCAACGACGGCGCTGGAACGTTCCAGGTGGCAGAAGAACCAGTAGAGCCTGTCAGCTACTAAAAGGGTTGGGGAGTGTCACCGGCTCTCGCGCCTGCATGACTGTTGACAAGCAGCTCCCCAGCTACTTCACGACAAGCCATCCTCAAAGAATGGTTGAACTGACAGCGTAGCAGATTACGAGAGCGCCAACGCAACCTCTGCTTCGCGACGACGCACCAGCCCAGGCAACACAGCACCACCTCCCCTCACCCATTTCGGCAACTCCTCCGAGAACACCCGTGGCTTGGGCTCCCCAGCATTTAACCGACGCAACAGCGTTGATTCCTGGAGCGCCCCACAACCACAGTTAAACGCGAAGCTCACCAACGCCGCGTACTCATTATCAGTCAAGCCAACCTTGACATTAGAACTCACCGCATCCTCAAACCTCCAGAGGTCTTTCCGCAACAGCTCCTCAGCCTCAGGCTCCGTAATGTGCTGCCCCGGATAGACATGCTCACCCGTGGAGCCATACCCCACAGTCCACACCCCAGCCGCACAGATATAACTATCAAGCCTCAACCCTTCCCAGCGCTTAATCAATTTCAACCCCTCAGCATTTATCACACTGATTGCACCAGGCTCCGGCTCAGCTGGACCGCTCCTAAATTTCACGACCCAATCAGCTTCCTCTTCTAAGAGATCCACCGGCATCCGACGCCACAGCTCACCAACCGCATCCATCTGGTGCGTCTGTCCCTGATAGTACGTCCAAAAATTCGTGAAGCCTTCGAGCGTCAGCCTTGCCATCAGAGAAGAGGTTGTTGCATTGCTAACACCCTAAGCCTCCGAAGACTCTTAGAAACTTTTTGTCTAACCCTTTCTCTCGAAAGCCCAACCTCCTTAGCCAAAGCCTGCAATGTCATTGGAGTTTGCCCATACATCCCGTAGTGACGCATCACCAACTCTTTTTCATCAGGTTTTAAACGTTCCAGCAGACTATCTATCGACTGCAAACGGATAGTATTCTCTACTTTTTCCATAAGATCCTCATCCACAGAGACCAAGCTCAACAGACTGGTTTCCCCATCCGTATTGCTGATCGGCTTATCCAAACTCCCAGCGTCATACGCATTATCCAAATACAACCGCATCTTCTCCTCCGTTATCTCACAAAAATCTGCTGACTCCTGGAGCGTCGGTGCCCTCCCATGAATCAAGAAAAACCCAGGCGTCCACTTCCTCAGCTTCGCCAACGTCTCCCCAGCGTGGGACGGCAACCTAATAATCCTGTCGTTGCAGCTTAGGTAACGAGTAATCCCCTGCCGCACCCACCAATACACATAGGTAGACAACGCATACCCACGCTCAGGATCAAACTTCTTAATCCCATGCGAAAGACCAATGTTCCCCTCCTGAATCAAGTCGAGCAACTCAGCCTTACCCACCCGACTACGAAACTTCTTAGCGATAGAAACCACCAACCTCAAATTACAGTTGATGAGTTTCGTATACGCCCTCTTACCCATCCGCTCTTCCTTGGGCGTAGGGTTCTTAGCGCTGACCCAAGCAGCAACCTGCCGTGCCAACATAATCTCCTGAGTCTTAGTCAACAGAGGATACCTGCCAATCTCTGCCAGATAATCAGCCAGCGTATCCACCATCAACTCTCCTCCACAGGAACAACAAAGAAATCAGAATAACTATTCCGCTGGAGCGTCCTGCAGATGTCAGCAGCCTTTTCAATAGTTACATACGTCCCAGCGTCAGTACGCATCTGTGTGTACACAATCCCATCCCCCGAGCTTCCATAAGTAGCTGCCAAATACTGCAGCCCCTCAGAGGTGGAGCGAGCTAGTGCGTAACGTGTCATGTGTAGGGTAGTAACAACCCCAATACAATAGCACCCTAACCGTCTTCACCATCCTTCTTTTTCTTGGAACGCCCCTTCACCCTGTTGCTAACCGACTCCCTCCACACCGCGTGATCCTTAGCCGCAGCCTCCCCATAAACAGAAGAAGGAAGCGTCCGCTCCAGGTGCGAATAAAGAATATCCCTCATCACAGCCGTAGGCCGTTTGCCCTGCTCAGCTGCCATATCTTGCAGCAATTCCGCACGATTGGGATCAAGCAACAGCTGGACGTAGATCTTCGCGCCGTGACGGGTCGCCATTCACAGTAGTACAAGTAAACCTATACTACACTACCAATTCAGTGGCTGATCCAACTTCGCAGCCTTCGTCTTCGCACCAATGTTCTGCCTGGTACGTGATTGCGTACGCTGCTTGCGACACCCAGTCCGCACCTCCTCAGCCCGCTCCAGGAAGAGCTTGGCACGCATAATGTCAGACACCCAAGCCGTCTTACAGGCTTCCAACAGCTCCGCCATCGCTATCTGTCTTCCAGTCCTGGAGTCCATCTGCCAACAAGTACGCACAGCGCATAGCTGCACCAAGAGTACCAAAAGTTCCCTCTGTGTCTGTGTTCTGCATCCTCAACCGCCAAGTATTGCCAGTTCTGCAAATCGAAAACGCCTTTTCCAACTCAACCCAATGCAACCAATAATTCAGGCTACGTCGCGATCCGTATAAATCCGATCTATCAAGAGATCTAACAGATTCTCCTTCGTATCTCCCCCCTGCAAATGACTGGGGCGCACACACGCCGGGTTATTACATTTATGCAACACCGTCTTAGGCTCCTTCCCCGTCGCCAACAAAAACGACAACCTGTGCGCTAACCAATCCTTACCTTTGTAATAGAACCGACCATACCCATCAGCATTCGTCGTCCCAGTCCAATTCCAACACCTCGTATCCATGTAATCCTGGGTCGGACCACGCTTATCCACCTTCAACCAAAACTTGCTCAGAGCTTCAGAGTCCACCGAAAACCTGAGCAAAAATCACTAAACCTAATTTTACTAGCGCCCTACATGCGATGTTACGTTTAGTGACAAGCTGCCCAAGTAGGGCCAGTTTTGACGTCTGCAACTGAAGGAACAGAGCCTAACCATTTAGCTTCTGCAGATTCCATAGAGTCTCTAAGGATCTCCATCCACTTCTCTTCCTTACCTTTCCTTACTAGACACAAAACTTCATCATGTATGCAGGCGCAAAGTTTAGCTTCATCACTGCCCTGAAGATGCTTCCACAGTGAGCCAATCGCACACTTAAGAATTGCCGCACCAGCTCCTTGCACAGGGGTGTTGGCACGAATAGTCAGACGATTAATGTCTCCAGGCAGGAAACGACGTAACCCACTGACAGGCACGCGAAGAGTAGGAACCTGCCCAGCAGTCTTGTCCGATTCCCTAGCCAAGCGACGGTGCCAAGCCCGCACACCGTAATAAGTATCCAGCCACTGCTGTCTAACTCTTGTGGCTTCTTCGAGCGTAATAGCTACACCCATCCCAGCCGCATAATTCCGCAACCCCTTTGCACCACTGCCATAAGCCAGTCCGAAGTTCGCGCTTTTTGCGATCTGACGATCACAACCCAGTGCTTCCGCCGTAACCGTATGCAGGTCTTTGCCCTCAATAAAAGCAGTACACATGTTCTCGTCCTCTGCCACGATCGCAAGCAACCGCAGCTCCATCTGTGAGAAGTCCGCCCCAACAAACACCCATCCTTCTGGAGCGATCACTGACTCACGGAACTGAGCATCCCTAGGAACCTGTTGCAGATTGGGATCTGAGCAAGTCATCCTTCCTGTTGCTGCACCAAGCTGCCAATAGCTGGCACGCACAAAACCATCAGGACTCTGGTGCTTGAGGAGCGAAACCACCATCTGCCTACGCTTCTCTGCTTTCTTCCACTGCAGGTAGGTAGCAATAACGCTGTGATTACCGGCGTACTCCTTTAATGCTGTGCGTGATGCACTCGGCTTCTGCGTCTTGGCATCGATTGGAACCTCCCCTATAACAAGAGTCAGTTTTTCCAGCAGCTGCTTAGGACTTCCAATGTTGAAGCCGGCGAATTGTTTTGTACCAAGCCGGATAGACCCAGATTCGCGAGCCCTAAGGTTAAAAGTTCCATCTTCGTTGCGCGGTAGTTTCTCTTCCCCAGGTAGTGCGTCGTCAAGCTCCAAATGGAACTCACGACCGAGGTTTTCAATGTCTTTTTCGTAGTCAACCTCAATCCCCTGGAGCGCCTCACGGTCGAATGGTAAGCCGTTATTACGCATCGAGGCCATACCCTGTAACGCACGACATTCCAGCGAGTAAGCAGCACTCAACCCAGCCTGAGCAATCTTCTGATGGATTGGAGCGTCCAACTCACAGAGAATCTCCACGTCCTTAGCTGCATACCGTATCTGTGCTTCTGTCAGCTCAGCGCTCCAGTCAGAACGCTGCTGCTCTTTATCCACCTCAATGCCCAAGTAGCGTTTTGCTACAGGTGCCAAACCATGCTTGACGTTGGGCATCCCATTGTTCAGGAGCGTCGACGCGAGCATCGTGCAGCGAACTTCTCCGCGAGGATGCCAGCCATAAACTGCACACCACCCAAGATCGAAGCAGGCGTTATGGGCAGTCCAGAAGCGATTACCGTTTGAAAAGAATAAATCAAGCTTCGCAAGTTCTTCTTCCGACGCTGCAAATAAGTCGACAACAACCACGATCTTCCGTGCTGCCGACCCGAACTGCAATAGCCTGAGCCCCCCGACTTCTGGCTGCAATCCTGTGGTTTCGCAGTCGAAGCTGAGCGATGAGGCGGTGTAGAGCTTTTCAAGATGCTCGAAGCCTAAATACGTTGTGTAGTCAGTCATTAGATGGTGCGTAGTGTTTGATGAGCATGTCGATATACCAACGGGCTTTTTGCAAGTCCTGTACACCGTTCTTATTTTTGAATCTCCAGCAATATTTGAAGATGTTGCCTCGGAGGTAGCCCTGAAATTCTTCAGGTGACATCGAGGCTTCCATTGCTGTAATGCACTCAATCCCACCACTCGCGTAGTGGGAAGGAGAATTTACCAGATCATCTGCAGCCATCGTGCCAGGGGATCCCACAGGGGTTGTTCTCCATGATCTCATCATCGGATGGCTCCCAGTCAACGATGTGATCGACATGTGGCATGATCTCATTCTCGATGATGTCTAGGAAGCCGCCGTCGTAAGCATCCATCATGTGCTTGCCTTGCTCAGCTTTGACAAGCACGCGCATCCTCTGCTGGAACGTATAGAGGAGACGATCGATGTTCATCTCGTTGATGTTGTTGGTGGTGTATGCGGAAGCCATGAGTGATAGGTGATTGGTGAACTTGGTCAGTGTACTACATCAGAAAGGGTTGTCGATGTAATCCCAAAGGGAAACGTCTTCGGCAAGCTCCCACTGCTCAGCAGCGTGCTGGAGCGCATCGAGGTCAGTGTCGTCAGCAAGCAGAACCTTGGCTTCGCAAGCGGTGGCAACAGTGGCGGGCTCGCCGTAGTAGCTGCTGCTAACAACTACATCAACATCAGCTGTGATGTGGGCATACATGCCAGCATCCTCAGCGAGAATCTCGAAACCGGTGATAGCAAGAACAGTCATGGTAGATGGAGCGGTTGACTCCATTACCGTATCACATAATTGTTTTGGTGTCACCTGCGAACGAGCCATCGACGTAACCTTCCTTTGCATCGGCACCGTAGGTCGCATCCATCTCAACGCACCACTCTTTTAAGGCTTTGCCCATATCCGTGAACTTCGCCACCTCTAACCGACGCCACGCATTCTTAGGGTCGAAGTGCATAGTACAACTGTTCTTATAAAACACGACAAACCTGTTGGGGCCTTCTTTAGTACGGATGTACTCGGTATAAAACCCTGGAGCGTTGCCAGGAAACTCAAATCTCTTCACGCAATAAAAAACCTAGAGGGACCACTCTCTAGGTTAAACATCCGGTGACGTGATGACTGAGTGTTAGAGATAAAAGCTGATCAAGTTACTTGTTGCGTCTCCTCCAAGAAAGTGTACCCCATTACGGTATCACACTTCAGTGGCATCAGCATCGACAAGAAATGCGTTGATCTCCGGCAAATCCTCTGCATCGAGGTGGGTGAGCACCGCCACATCAATGCCATTAGCCAAAGCCACTGGAACGTCTTCTTCAACCTTGCAGTAACCCTCAGGCGTGTCGGTGTAGACAACCTCGGTCACGTCAAACACACGTTCGTGGTCGTCAGAAGTCGTAAACCGTACGATGGCTAATACACCAGGGATCTCACTCGTGCAGTAGTAGTCAAGCGTTGAGAAAACAATTGACTCTTCCTCCTCCACGCCCTGCTCCGCACCGATAGACCCATTATGGCTATGTCCACCAGGAGGCTCTTCGAGCTGGAGCGCATGAAGAGGCAGCTTCAGACGTGTCGTGACGTAGAGACGCTCCAGGAAATTGGAACATCCCTGCTCTCCCTCTATCTTCATCAGCAGGAGACGGTGGAACAGCTTGTTTCTAAGGGTTGGCTTCCCGAGAACTCTGCCCCATGAGTTCAACAAAGACATAGTTGACAAGCCGCTCAACCTGACCGCGTGGGAGGTCAGCGACGCGATTTGCTTTGCTGACCAATGCCGCATACGTCGTAGGGGTGTAGCGCCTGGATGCGACAGCTCTGCAGCGTAGTAGTTCTGCACGTGATAACCCTGTCTGGGCGGCTTCATAGTCAAGAGTGGCAAGGTCTTCCTCACTGATGCTCAGTTTGATCTGTTTCATTTCAGTTTCTTGGGTGTACGGCCTTCTTCACGACGTGCAGCGATCATCTCGCTACATATCTTGAACAAGTCATTGCGCTCCGAAGTGGGGATGGAACGCACCAGCTGAGTCAGCTTGAACTCCAGCATCTCAGACGCCGTGTCCTCGTGATCAGGGCATGTAGACGGGTTGGTACTGTTACACATCATGCTCACGGCCCATGGCTGCGTGAACGGTGTATCAAGTAAATCAGCCAACGTAATTTGCTTGGCGCGTT